TCTCTAAGACCTACTAAACAATCTTTACAATATTGTGTGTAACCACTTTTATACTTTTGTGATTTTTCAAAGTCTGAAACAGATTTTTCTTCTTGACATTGTAAACACTTTTTCCATTCGGGATTCCAAGAAAGCTTTTCTGCTTTTGCTTTTGCTTCTTCTACTCTTTCAACAAGCTCAGGCATTTCTTTCATCCAAGCTTTAAATCTCTCATAACCAATTGGAAGCTCTACATAAGTTCTTGATGTAGTAACAGATCCTTTCCCTTCTGCTATTCTATCTAAAACTATTTGAGCTATCTCTGAGTTGTAAGCAGACCTAGGTGCAATACCAGCTTGTTCTCTTAACTGTCTAACTCTTTCATCAGATACACCCCACTCTTCAGCCCATAAAGATAATTTTTTATGTGGATCTTTTAAAAATAGTTCTCTAGCTTCTTCTACTGTTGGGGCTATTCTATTTGGCATTATTCCTCCTAAATAACTCTACTCGAAAAATATCCTTTTATAAGGCATTAAGGCTGTTATGTCAAATGCACTAAGCACAGGACCTAAAGGTGAGTTTAAAACATCACCGTAAGATAAACTTAAATCTCCTATTGATTCAGAGCTAACAGCATAAAAGTTGCCTTCGTTATCTGTGGCTGATTTATGAGAATCTATTGCTTCACTTGGTTGTTGTGTTGATAGTTGCAAAGTAGCATTAACTAATCTAGCTGTTGCTCTTGCTGCAGTAAATTTAATTACATCAGGTATTGTTTGGAATCCTGCTGCATACACTACAGTTACATTTTGCATTCTTGCATCTGACCATCTAGACTTTCCTGTTTTTACAATATAGCCTTCTTCTAAATAAGCTACATAATCTGAATCATTACCTTCAGTTAAAGAAAAACCATCTTCAGTAACAGATGTAATTGAAACAACAGGAACTACTTTTAAAAATAAATGAGTTCTTTCTTTACCATCAAATTTTTCAGTTATAGCGGCATTGTACTCAACATCATATCCAATAAATCTTTTAATTGCAGATTCTACATATGGGATAAAGACGTTAGTAACGTCTGCTTCTAATGCAGTTGAATAATCAATTTGACCAATTGATTCTACATCAGATACTGTACAAAGAGCCATTTAGGACTCCTTACTTATCTTCAGTATCTTTTGGCTTGACAGCCTTATTCTCTACTTCTTTTGATTCGGCAGCTTTTTTAGGTGCAGCTTTCTTTTTAGCAGGAGCTTTTTCTTTCTTGCCCCAACCTTGCTCTTTTAACCAAGCTTCAGGATATTCTCTTCCAGCTTTAGCTACAAGTGCAGCATTACCTGATGGTGCATCTTGAAGATTACCTTCCCAGATTGTTCCATCTTCTAGCTTCCAAATATTTTTTTCTACTACTACGAACATAATTATATATTACCTCATACTCTCTGTTGACAAATAGTAAAGCGGGATAAAAATCCCGCTTTGACTATACACTATCTACAAACTTTAGAAGTTTGTTATAGAACAGAAACTTGTTGCTCTGTAAATAGGGAAACCGAGTCTCATTGTTAATCTGATTGCTAGTTGGTTCTTCGCAAAGAAGTCACTATGGCTATCAGAAACAGCAAGATCAACCCCTTGTCTCATAACAACGTGTGCAGCTTCTCCACCACCGAATTTACCGACTAATGCGGTTCCTTCTGCGATTACTGTGGAAGGTACAACCTTTAGACCCCAAATTCTTGGAGCAGCGTCAGCACCAAATCCACCAGCTACTACGAACAATGGGTTCTTAGCAGCAGCACCACTTGATGTGGTTGTGATGTCAGTAACGGATGTTACGATTTGATACCAATCTGAAGGATGCATTACAATAGCGTCTGCTTCTGTAAAGCTGTCCTTTCTAATTTCTGTAATGGCTTGGTAAATTTGTCCAAGTCTTGCTAATTCTCCAGAATATGAAGAATAGTCAAAGGTATTAATACCTGACTTGTTCAATACACCTGTTAAGTTAGGTGCGGAACCATCACCATTAATTAATTGGTTGTCCATATTAAGCTTCATCATTGTTGAGAGACGTGAGTTTACATAACCTTGAACACCTGCTACATCTGCGAGTAATTCATCAGTAACTGGCAAGAATGTTGCCATTTTTCTGATGGATTCTGTTCTCTCAGTGAATGCTAATGCACCTTCATTAGATGTACTAATGTCAGCAGCTTCAGCAACTGATCCAGCATTGTTTGTGAAAGTGGTCTCTTCGAGATAGACATATGCGTTTTGTTGTGTTTCGATTTGATCGAAAAGTCCAATAACGCTATCTGGATCTCTAAGAGCAGTTTCTAAAATGCCCGGAGTTCTGAGAGACTCTGGCGGATAACCAGTTGTGTTTAAAGTTGTTTTGTACTCGTAAGGTGAAAAATCACCTTTAGAATCAACACCTTTAACGCCTTGTTCTGTATATGCTTTATAAGCATCAGATTCTGCTAATTGCTCACCAATTGTTTTGAAAGCTTTTTTCTCTTCAGCTGGTGGAACTGGCATTTCGTTTACAGGTTGATTATCAAGTTCAAGAGCTTTTTCGTTCTTAACTTTAGTTTCTTCAATTTTGAGCTCGTCAACCATATCTGCTAAGTCAGCATTAGCTTTTGCAATGCTTTCTTTTTGATCAGCAGTATATTTACCGTTTTCGTCAGCTCCATCAAAGATACTTTTAAGTTCTTCACGAGATTTTACAATCTGTTCTCTAAGATTGTCAACTTTACTCACTATTATCTCCTATGATAACTATTACTTATACTTAAATGTCTACAGTCTCGGCTATAAGCCTTTGACCTTCGACCCATTCAGCGTCAAAATCTTCGTCAGCTGATTCGCTGTTATCCTCTGGTTCTTCGGTAACTTCTGAGACAGGAATCTCTTCAGTTTCATCTTCCTCGGAATCGATGTCAGAGACATCGTTGTCATATTCGCTAACTACCGTATCCTCATCAGCGTCTACGTCACCAGTTGGTTGCTCTTCTACTTCTGACTCTGAAACTTCTTCCGCACCGAACTCATCGACAAATGAGTCTAATTCAGCCCAAGCATCGCTGAGATCGTCCTGAACTGCGCGAAGTGCTTCAGTAGCTTTTTCGCCTAATTTTCTACCGTCTTTTTCACGGAGGGACGAAATTGCTTTCGCCCTTGTTATAAGGTTCTCTAATGCAGCAAGCACATCTTTGACCTCTTCGGAAAAAGTCTTATTGACTTCTTCTGAAACTTTTAATTCTTTTTCTTCTTCCTTAGCAGTTTCTTCAGCAATCTCTTCTGCTTCAGGATCTTCTGCTGGAGCTTCTTCAACAGGAGCTTCTTCAACAGGAGCTTCTTCAACCTCTTCTGCTTCTTTTTCAGGTTCTGGTTGATTCATACTTTCTGTAGTCATAACAGCTTTTGCATCTGTTAATTCTTCCAATAACTCAGTATTAGACTTAATAGCCATTGTGTATGTTTCTTGATTTGCTCCGACAAGAACTGGTGATACTTCGTAGACAGTTAGACCTTTGAGAAATCTAACATCTTCTTCTTCATCAGAACCGTCTTTTTTAAACTTACCGTATTCAGAATCATCAACTTTAAAACCGAAAGACCATTGTTGTAATTCACCCATAGCCTTTACTAAGTTGTAAGCTTCTTTACCTGATTCTGTATCCATAAAGAACTGACCTTTGAATGTCGCTTTATCATCGTCTTGTTCTATTTGACCTTTGCCAATTGGCATATCCCATTTATGAGCCCATACCATAGGAACATCACCTGATTTGAAACCTGATTTAATTGAACCTGCTTTTACAATGTCGCCATCTGAATCTACTTTATCGAATACCGAAAAGACTGCAGCGACTTCGCCTTTTTCGTCATTCTTTATCTCCAAGTCGATTGACTTGATATCAAAATTATCTGACACTTAAACTCCTAAATATATAAAATTGCCAATTTCATATTAATTCTATCAGTAGACCTTAATTCTTAACGACTACTTTTACTAGATTTATTTAGTGATGTCAGATATGATTCTTAGACTAGAAATAGGCATTGTCACTCTTCTGTCTGTTCTTTTATGTGAACCGTCTTCCAAGATTGCCCAGACCTGCATAGTAGCTTCTTTATCTGTGTTATTTACAGAGACAACTACACCGTGAACTGTTGATGGTGGTTGTGGACTTTTATCTATACTCCAAGATACAGATTGACCTGTTCTAACAGATTCTGCTTTGGTCATACCTTTACTAGAGTTAGGATGTCCTGATGGAAGTAAGTCTGTGTCATATGGTTTTCTTTTGAATCTACCATTTCTTAATGCATATAAAAACCCGTTAACTCTGGCTAAAGCCCATTGGTCAGCAGACCTAACGTTACCTCTAACTGAACCCGGATTTGTTCTATAGGCACCAACACCTCTGTTAAATACTTTTCCTAAAGTACCTGCAGAAGTTTTATACTTAGCACTACTTGCATTATGCTTTGAAGCTTTTTCTCTAAGGATCTTTCTAATTCTTCCTGAGATTGCTTTCATTACCATCTCTTCTTCTAACTGTGCAGCTTTCTTTCTACGTTCTCTAACAAGTTTTTTTCTTTCGTTGATAACAGCTTTCATAGCTGGAACTCCTATGTTAAGAACTCCACCCCATTTGATAGCAGCAATAACACCGTTTAATCTTTTATCATTTTGATGTCTACCCATATAGCGTTCTCTTCTTCTTACCCAGTTAAGAACAGATTCACTTCTGTCACCTGATTGATATGCAGTCCATCTTCTAAAAGCATCATTGCCTGTGAATGAAGTTGGGGGATTACCACCATTGCCAGCCATTCTCCAAATCTCTCCCCAGTTCTCTTTTAGATCTTTTGCGTAACCGTATGGGAATTGTTTATACTTTGAATTTGAAATTCTAACTGCTTGATTCATACCCGGACTTGGAAAGTTAGTATCGTCTTTTGCTTTTTCTTCTGGACTGTGCAAATCGTCACCTCTCTCGTACATTGCTTCTGCCTCTTCTAATGATACTTTAAGTTCCTCAACCATTTTGTCTATATAAGATTTTTTTGTATTCTCATAAGATTCGTGAGAAGCACAAGGCATATAATAAGTCATACCTTCTATTTCGTGTGGATGAGAACCTTCACAACCTATTTGCTTTGCTCTCTCCTCAGCAGCTTCTCTACTTACAAACATATCCATACCTCTTGTAGGAGTTACAGATATTGCTTGTCTAGTTGATTCTGGATTTCCGTCACCTGTGTCCATAACATCTTTCTTTTCTAATTCTTCTTGTGAAACAAATGTTTGATCAATTGTTGCAGCAGGTATTTCTAATGGATCATCTTCACCTACTGGTATTGATTGATCTTCTGCATCTTCTTGAGCAGGTTTACCAGTTGCTTCAACTTGTTGCATATTGAGTGGTCTTAGGTAAACATTATGAGAATCATCTGCAGCTAAACCAACTGCATTTCTAGCTTCACCAATTGTTGCCCAACCACCTGAAACAGCAGTGTTCATTCTTTTATAAAGCTCATCTTGATCTTGTGATAATGCTCTTACATCTTCAACATTATATTTACAATAAATATTGTCATTATCATCAAACTCAGGTAGTAGCTGATAAGTTAATTCTTCTGCAACTGTTCTCCATAAAGGAACAAGTTTTTGTTCAGTAAAGTATTCTCTTAATTCTCTTGTGTTGTTATAAGTTGCTGAACTAAGACCAGCACCTAAACCAGCAAGAACAGCAGGTACGCCCATAACAGCTGCAACTCTTTCTTCAGGTAATCTTCTAAGTTCAATTAAGTTCATATCACTAGGACTAAAAGATACTACATCTATATTCATAGCTCCAGTAAGAACCATTGGCATACCTCTATTAGCACCACCAAATTTAGATTTATACATCTCTGAAATAGCTTCAGCTTCTTCTCTTGTTGGACCACCCATAGCATCTGAAGTAGGTGAAAGTATTACACCCGGTATTGCCATATTATGCAACAAAGCAGTTGAGTATTGACCTGCTGCTTCATCGCCAAGTATTTCTCTAAGAACTGTTTTGATTGGAGCATATCCTCTTCTATGATCATTGGGGTCTATGCCTGTTCTAATATGAATCATATCTTTAGGATCTATATCAACTGTGTCTGTAGTTGGTGTATATTCATACCTTGTAATTAATCTTTGTTGATCACCTTTTGGTTTTACAAAGTTAGGCATAAGAGGAACTAATTGTACAACTTGTCCTTTTTTATTTCTATTTTTAAAAAGGTAAGCATCCCCTTCTACGCTAATAGCTGATACTAAATAATGTGAAAGTATTGCACCAGACATAAAAGGATTTGGTCTTTTAAATAATTTTGAGACAGGATGTTTAGCAAGAACTATGTCTTGACCTACTTCATCTTCTTTCATAACATTTAATTTTGGTTCAGCAAAAGCTGTAGCCAAAACAGAAAGACAAGCGGCAACTGCGGAGTTACCAGAACCATTGCCAATGTCTTCTAATTTGTCAGAAGGAAAGTATCCTGATTGTGTATTGTATCCATATACAGATCTATCTAGCGCTGACGCTAGTGATTGATTAAAATTTAATCTTTTTAATTCTTGTCTCCCAGAGGGAGTAAAACGTTTCGTAAATCTTTGAAACGCGCTTAATTCTTCAGCCAATTGCATCTCCTAAACTAATAAGCATTCCATTGCCTACGCTCATTCAAGTTCAGGACACCGTATCCAAGCGCATCAACCATATCATCGTGTGCTCCAACAGGAAAGGTAAATAACTCTCTTTCCATATCATCGAGCCAAGGAGCGTCTCCCTTAAAATAGACATCTCCAGACTCCATTCTAGCACTAAGGGTCAGTGCTCGCGCAACTTTATCCTTATCTGGTTTAACTTCTTTAACCCGCATTCCTTGACGTTTTGCCATTTGTATTAAAGAAAGTTGAAAACCTTGACGTTCCATAGTTACCCATCCTGCTTGATGTTTATCAATCATTCTCTTAATTGCACTTAAAATATCTGGTCCTTCAAACCTTTGCCTTAAACAATCAAGGACAATCATTTTATTATCCTTAGTCAAAGCAACAGCTATTATAGCAGTGTAATCAGCATCTTCATCTACTGATGTAGCAATATCTGTAGCTAAAAATATAGTACAATCTTTTTTAAAATATGTTTCCCCATCTAGTACAAAATCTCCATTGTCATCATAGTTCCAATATTTCATCCACTCAGGTTTAATCATTCCTTGACCAGCTTCAACAAACTCTGCCATATACTCTTGAGCAAAAACAATAGAACCAACTTCTGTTTTTGCTGCATCAACTTCATCAGGATCAATTCTAGGATTATCGTAAGTTGAAAATCTAAACCTTTCCCAGTTAGGTGCATCTCCAGCAGTTTCCCATAAATTATAAAACCAGTTATTCATACCCATAGGTGTGCTAATAAATAAAGCAGAACCTTTTCTTTCAGTAAGGGTTGGTCTTAGTACTTCCTGCCACACTTCAGGTTTAACAAATGCAGCCTCATCCATAACAATAAAATCTAAACCTTCACCTCTAAGACGTTGAGGATTGTCAGCTGATCTAACAGCGATTTGACCACCATTTGCTAAAGTAAATTCCATATTAACAATAGATATATTGGGTTCAATTTCTTTAGGAAATGACTGAGCAGTTGCAGCAATATCTCTCCAACCAACACGAGCAATAGCAAAAGTAGGTGCAACCCACCAAGCACGACCACCTCGGAGTGCCACTTCCATACACATTTGTACACCAAGTCTAGTTTTTCCAAATCGTCTACCAGCACATAATATTTTCCAACGAGCATCAGAATCAAATACTTGTTGTTGTGCTTGATGTAAAGGAGGTAATTTAGGAACGTATAATTGAGATTCAGTTACCATATGGCTATCCCTTGGGACAGCCATTGATGGGAGGAAGTCGGAGTGGAAGACCGACAAATATATACTACCATACGAGACCTTTTCTTACTTACTGTTTTTATTATAATACTCTCCTCTCATCTTATCTTCTCTTCTCTCTTCTCCTCTCCTCTAGATGCGTTAGTGACGCGTTAGTAACGCGTTACCATTTATACTTTATTTTCTTAGCTTCGTTATATTGTTTGAAAGATTTTTCACTTAAATCACTAGGATCTCCATTCCATTCTACGTCTATAGGTGTTTCAAACATAACGTTCTTACCAATTTGTCTTTTAGTTGGACTTCCACAAAGTAGACACGCAATGACTGGATCATCTGTTATTTTATGTGTTATCTCGAACATATGTTCGCATTTGCTACTTAGGCATTTATAATCATATCTAGGCAAGTTTTACTCCTGTGTATGTCTCTAATAATTTTACTCTATCTGTATGGTTTGATTTGTAATCTTCCCAAATAGTTACATAATCTAATTGTTGATGTTTAATCAATTCATAAGGTTGTAAGTAATCATTGTAGTTCCATCTGCTTTGTCCGTTGTGTGTATGCAGTATGGTTCTATCTTGATAGAGGTGGGCAATAGTTGGTTGATCGAATAAAGGAGTTAGTAATGTATATCCCTTACGAAGTAACTCTGCTGTTTGTATCCAATGTTCTGTATGCATTGGTAAATCTGATAAATCATTAAAAAAATTACTTTTACTAAAAGCAAAGTTACCATTCCAAAGTAGGCACTGCATTACACCGTTATCATCATATTCGTGTATGTCAATATATTCAGGATACATTGTATTGTATTCATTACTACCGTACTTATACATTTGACCTGTAAACTTAGGGTATCCTAACTTTGCTTGATGTGGAGCAAAAGATCTGTTTTCTCCGTCTGAGTAATAGTGACCAGCAAGACCAGTAAATATAACATTAGTACTAAATCTTTCTATAGCTTCTATTAACAAAGTATCCCAATGTTTACCAAACAAAGTATGAGAATCAATTGATAATACATAGTCTTCTCCTTGATACATTGATCCAGCTTTAATTCTTCCTTTACCAATTCCTAAGTTTTGCCAACTAAGCTCATCAGTAAATAAAGACATATTGTGTTCTAAAGAAAAGTCGTATATCCATTTTTCCCAAAACTCATTATCACATAATGCATAAACACCAAAGTGTATGTCACGAGGATTATCAGCTTGTGCTAAACAGTTTTCTATTGTATGAAAAAACTCTTGATCGTGTATTAATGGAATACCAATGTATATACTACTCATCAGTGAATAAAGAATAAAAATAGTTTAAATATTGATTTCTTTTTTCTTTAGGAATCCAACACATAATCATTGCTGCTGCGTGTTCTAAATTCCTTTTTATTTTTTTATCTGCAGCTTTCTCCGGCAATTTCTCCTCCTTCACAACAGGCTATTACTTTTTGTTTATAAGCAATGCACTTCTTATTATAGCAGTATAATCCAGCGTGGATTTCTATTAATAGAATTTGGCAGACAGGGCAGTTCACATTACAGATTGCACTAAGACTACTAGTGCTGAAACTGCAACTACCCAACCACTTAGTTCGGCTCTTGAAATCTTTGTGTTAGTTTTTTCGTGTAAATCATCTATTCGTTCATTAATTTTATCTTGACCTTCAAGAATCATTACTAACATTTCTTTTTGTGTAAATCCGTTACCTTTGTGATCTGTCATTTTTTTCCCGTAAAAGCTTCGTTTATTTCTTCTAGTGTTAGTTTGCCATCATCTAAGAAACCTCTAGCTAATGATTCAGTTACCTTGGCGACACCCAGAGCACCGGCTAATAGCACAGAGCTTAGGGTGTCAATACCGATTATGCTACCAGCACCAATAATTGCTAAACCATTAGCAACAAATACCGCAATCATTCTTGCGAATATCATTCTTATTTTGGCAGCAGTAGTTAAACCGTTAGGCATTTTTTAGTTGCCTCCGCAGCAACCGCTTCCGCAGCATTCCATATTAGTCTCTCAATCTGATAGTCACTAACCAAATTATTGTAGACACGACTATCGCTATACCTACAATATCTTGTGCTGTACCCGTTAATGTAAACCAAGCAATAAAGAAACCAAGCAAAGTAAATACTTGTGCTATTGATTCTTTTATCATATCAATGATTAACTTAACGATATCTTTAAAGCTTAATTTCTTAAACTGTCTCCAAGACCATTTAAGAGAAACTTTAAAACCTTTTAGTGATAATTTTACAAAATGGTAAGGCAAACCGAGTAGGTCGTATGCCCAGCCAAATAATTTTTTGATCATTTAAAATCTCCTAGTTACCAGCGCACCTGCTTGTGCTATTATCTGTGACGCAAGAATTACTGGCACTACGACCTCCTGAGCCTTTTCTTTTTGGTCACTAGTCATATCATACCCTATGTTGCTAATTGTTATTTCTGAAAAGTCTACATCAACCAAAGAACCTACAGGATTTTCTAAAAAGTTCTCTACCTGCACTTCTGTAACAACGTCAGCTAGTGTATAGTTCTCAACATCTTTATTTTCTATAGCTCTGTCCACGTATTCATTAACAGCTTCAGCTACAGCAGGTTCTTTCTCTGCTTGCTTTGCAACAATCTCTACGTCTTCAGCAGCAGTCTCTTCATCTTTGAAACCTAAAACCTTACCGACTTCTTTCTTTTCATCTTCAGATAATTCAGCTACAGTTTCAACTTTAGTAACTTCTTTAACAACAGCTTTAACAACAGCTTTAGTTTGCTTATCAGCAGTAGCAAGATTCTGTACTTTGACCTTAGCAACTTCTTTGACTACTTCGACTTTCTTTTCTTTAGGAAGTTCTTTAACAACTTCCTCTACTGCAGCTTCATATTCTTCTTGTGCAGCGGCAATCTCTTCTTCAGTAGCATCCTCCTCGATTTCCTCTTCTACAATTTCAACAGTAACAATCTCTTTGACTTTATCTTCAGTCTCTGTAACAAGTTCTTCTATTTCTTCGTCTGTGAGTTGTACCTCTTCGTCTCCCTCATCACTAGGAAGTGGGTCGGTCTCAATAACCTCAATGACTTCCTCGTCTGGGAAATCTTCTTTGATAGGTATCGTTGTAGTCGTGGTAGTAGTGGTAGTAACAACAATAACGACTTCTTCGATTTCAAATATTTCTTCTTCGACATCATACTCCGTAAAATCTACAGTTTCCTGTATTTCTATAATAGCATCAACTAATAACTCAAGTTCTTCCTCTTCTTCCTTGGTAAGAGGTTCTCCAGATTCATTATCATCTGTCTTAAAAGCATTTTTGATCTCTTCTTCAATACGCTTCTGTTCAGCTTCATACTCTGCCTGCTCACGAGCAGCTCTCTCTGCATCGGTTTCATAATATCCTGTTTCCGAGAAGTTATCATCTTTTTCTTTGGCTATACGCTGTTGTTCTGCCTCGTACTCGGCTTGTTCTCTGGCTGACCTTTCAGCGTTTGTTTCATAGTATCCTGTTTCGGCAAAGTTATTGTCTATCTCAGCTTGTATTCTAGCTTGTTCTTCTTCATACTCTTTTTGCTCTCTAGCAGATCGTTCAGCATCAGTTTCAGAATAACCAGTTTCAGAAAAGTTCTTATCTCTTTGACGTTGTAATTCAGCTTCGGCTTCAGCTTTTTCTTTAGCTATACGCTCTTCTTCAGCTTTTCTAGCAGCCTCAGCATCAGCATCATCTTGAGCCTTTTGATTAAATACTGTTAGTGTCGGCTCGGTAGAATAGCCACTATAAATATTATTATCAGAGTCATAAGCTCTAATTGAAAAGGTGTAAGTTCCATTAGGAATACTTGCATAAGGAATAGTATATTCTGTTTCTGAAATGTTATAAACAACTGTTTCGTTCTCAGCACTTGTTCTAAAGTAAAGCTCATAAGTATCAGCAGTTTGATTACCTGTATTAGGTGCGTCCCAATCTACAACTACACCAACATTATAAGTTTGTGATACTACAGGATTCATTGGAGGTCCTAGAGTAGGTGCTACATATTCCCAAGTATAGGTTATTGGACCTGCTGTATTACAATCTCCCTCGCTACCACAAGCCTGTAAGTTCCATTGAAACTGTGTATCTTCTGTAACTGATGTATGACCTACAGCAAAGCTTGTTGTTGTATTGCTTAGTGTTGTAACAAGTGTCCATTCTCCATCCCCCTCTCTAACCCATATCTTATAACTACTAACAGGAACAAAACCTGTATCGTCTTTAGTCCAACTTATTAACGCTCCTGTATCTGATAGTGTATATGCAAAGTCATCAACATACGCAGGTTTATTTTGTATTGTTGTTTGAACTGTGCTTGACCAAGCAGAATAAGAACTATTAGTATCGTTATCACTTCTTATTTTTACATTGAACAATCCGTGTGCTTCATTAAAAACTGTATTTAAATAACTAGCAGTAAATGTATATTCAGTATTGAGTGCGTTACTATCGCCAACATTACCTGTAGCAATACCATAAGGCATACTTCCATCATCTGCTAAACCAAAACCTATTGCATATCTTTCGGGTGGGTATTGATAAGTTCCACTAGGTATATCCCAATCTACTTTTACTGTTCCTTCTTTATAATTTACTGTAACTGTTGGGGTAGTAGGTGTAGGTGTTCCATCTAAAATTTTAGGATCATCACAAGCGTCATCTCCTGTAGGTGCTGTCCAAGTATCGTCTTGGTTAAAATCAAAAGGAGAACCAGATTGAAAGCCGTGCTGTTGTTGTTGAGTTAAATCAGAAAAATTATAGTTAGCTTCATTGTTAGCTCTAACTCTGTAGTAAATTGACAGTCCTGTTATATTTTTAAAATAATACTTTAAATCATCAAGACTAAATGTGTAATATTGCCAAGTGTTTGTTTGATGACCGAAAGATGTAGTCACACAAAAGCTATTTGTTTCAGTTACACCATTTGATAGACTAAAAAATATTGTATAACTATCTGGTGGTAAATCTTCTGCACCA